GACGGTAGTATTGATGTCAAAAGTGAAATAGCAGGGACGTCATAAAAGGCTTGAAATCAAGGGATTCCGAGGATATTGCCCTGAAACAGAGGCTATCCAGGGGATCCCTTTTTGTTTGCTTTCAAATCAAGCTGTTCACTGTAAAAACACAAGTGGAGGCTACAGAAACGGTTTTTGCCTTATTGAGACTGTAGGTTTGTTGGATCTCTTTGCAGAATACAAGCTTCTGGATATGGGAGAGAGGCTGGGAAGATTCATCAGCCAGTACAGGGTGGAATACTTCGTGCCGGATCAGGTGAACGGTCCAATCGTCTACAGCTATCGGTTAAGACCGGGAGCGGATAAGAGGATCTATGACCGGATCTCCGATATCACGATTTCCATGAAGGGAACGGATCATCTGTAGATGCCGGAGCTGATCAATTCGGAATACCTTGTGTACCTTGCTGAGGATGAGCGTGAAAAGTACGAGGCAATGAAGGCGGATCTGGTGATCAATCTTCCAGGTAGTGAGGTGACTGCTGCGAATGCAGCAACGCTTTCCGGGAAGTTGACGCAGATGGCGAATGGAGCCGTTTCTTCTGATGCCGGCGGAATTGAGGTGATCCATGACAGGAAGCTGGATGCTTTGAAGGACATTATCGAAGCGGCGAACGGTAAAAGCCTTCTGTTGGCGTACTGGTATAAGCATGATCTGGCAAGGATCACAGAGAGACTGGATGCCCTGGGCGTTCATTACGGAAAGCTTGATTCGGATGCTTCGATTGAAGAGTGGAATGCAGGAGGACTGGAAGTTGGTCTGATTCATCCGGCTTCTGCAGGACACGGACTGAATCTCCAGAGTGGAGGAAATATCATCGTGTGGTTCGGTATGATCTGGAGCTTGGAGCTTTATCAGCAGACGGTGGCAAGGCTTTGGAGGCAGGGACAGGAATCTGGTACAGTTGTGGTTCAGCACATCCTGACTGCGGACACGATCGATCAGCGGATTATGAAGGCGCTTCATGCGAAGGGTGATACACAGTCCAGACTGATCGATGCCGTGAAAGCGGAGGTAAGTGCCTATGGCAGGAAATAAAAATCTGGCAGAGGATCCGTATGAGCGATTGGCAAATGCAATCATTCTGCAGGCGGTCGCTGATTACAGGGTATTGCTTAAGAAGATCAAGGCTCATCCGAAGAACCGGCAGGCAATAGATGAGGCTTTGGAAATCGAGAAGTTTTTTCGTTCCGGCTGGTATCAGATGCTGACCGGTGTGGACGGGGAGTTCCTGATCCGGAAGCTTCAGGAGGAAGTAAGACAATCAGACGCCAAGCGTGCAGCGGGAACGTCCAGTGGACGTTGCCGTCGCGGACAATCCGAGGGAGAAAAAACAAATCCAATCGGAGGTAGCTTATGAACAAGCATCAGATACAGGCGAAGAAATATTTATCACAGGCCTTTGGGCTGAATCAGCGGATCGAGAGCAAGCTGGGGCAGATCGAGGAACTGCATGATCTGGCAACGAAGGCGACGATCACCTATTCGGATATGCCGAGAAATCCCAACAAGGGAAAGTCCACGATGGAGGATGCGGTGATCAAGATCATCGACCTGGAAGCGGAGATCAATAAGGACATGGTGGCACTGGTAGAGCTGAAGAAGGATATCATCGGCAGGATTAAGGCCGTGGAGAGTGCGGAGCTTCAGACGATATTGGAGCTTCGATACCTGTCCTATATGAGGTGGGAAGAGATCGCCATCGAGCTTGGATATGGAATTGACAATGTATTTCGGCTTCACAGAAATGCCCTGGATGAGATCAAGGTTCCGGAAACAATACAGTAAAATCAAGTTCGATACAGTAAGCCTATGTGATAATGTTAAGATGGCAAAAGTGAAAGATGAGGAAGCCGTTGCGGGATATTCTGCAGCGGCTTTTTCCGTGGAAGAAAGAAGGTGGACAGATGCCGAGGAAACCTAAGAAGCCGTGCGCTTATCCGGGCTGTCCGAATCTGACGGAAGGAAGATACTGTCCGGAACACCAGAGCAAGGTGAACAGTGAGTATGAAAAGTATGGGCGTGATCCGAGGACAAAGAAGCGTTACGAAAGAGCCTGGAAAAGGATCCGTGATAAGTATGTGATGGAGCATCCATTCTGTGAACTGTGCTTTCAGCGAGGGATCATTGTGGAGACAGAGGAAGCACATCATAAGAAGCCGCTGAGTGAAGGTGGCACGCATGATCGGAGCAACCTGATCGCGTTGTGCAAGTCGTGTCACTCGCGGATCCATGCCGAGCGCGGAGACCGGTGGCATAATAAAACAGCTGCCCCGTAAAGAGCAGCTGCAAATATTATTTTTTGAAAAGATCGGAATGGGAGCCAGTATCAACAAGGGTGAGCGTAAGCACATCGTCTTCGATGAGATAGATGAGCAGCCAGTCTGGCTTGATGTGGCATTCGTGGAATCCCGCATAGTCGCCCTTAAGGATATGATCCTTATACTTCTCATCGAGAGTTTTGCCCTGACGCAAATCATCTACGACATCATCGAGAAGGGTTAAATCGAGACCGCGCTTTTTCATAAGCTTATAGCTTTTCTTATACGCGGTGGTGAATTTAACAGTGTAGGTCAATCGTCAGAATCCAAGGCGGCTTTGAGATCCGCCATGCTGGTATATCCTTTGACGTCAGGATCTCTGGATATTCTGCGTGCCTCTGCCATTGCATCGAGCGTGGCCTGATTATACTGAGGAATTTCCACAGCAAATGGAAGACCTCCGCGAAGAATGCACTGACGAAGGAAGATGTTCACTGCACTGGACATATCCATGCCAAGGCTTGCGAACAAACTGTTGGCCTGTTCTTTTACGGATGTATCTATACGGATTTGAGTTGGTGTTGTAGCCATGATTATCATCTCCTTTCGAGATAAGTATAATACAAACGGTTTACAATGTCAATCAAAACATTGAGGGATGTAATTTTTGAAAATGATGGAAGGGGGCATGAAAATCCCCACGCGTGTGTTTCCCGGGGAACGGCGCGGGGGTCACGCGTGCAAAATCGCGAAATGAAAAGTGAAATTTGGAAGGAAGGAGGGCGATGCTCTATGGCTGGAAGAAAGCCGAAGCCTACAGCGGTGAAAAAGCTGGAAGGCAATCCGGGAAAGAGAAAACTGAACACAAAAGAACCGAATCCGGGTAAGGGAATGCCCGACTGCCCTGCATGGTTATTGCCGGAAGCCAAGACAGAATGGATCCGGTTATCGGAAAAACTGAATCAGATGGGAGTGCTGACGGAGATCGACCGGTCTGCATTTGCAGCTTATTGTCAGTCTTATGCCAGATGGAAAGAGGCCCAGGAGCATATCAATTCCGAGGGTGCTACCTATGAAACGGAGAACGGCATGCAGAGACCGAATCCATGGGTTGCGATTTGTAACACGGAGCAGAGGCTTATGATGCAGGCGGCATCCGAGTTCGGACTGACTCCGTCTGCCAGATCGAGGATCATGGCGGCATCCGGTGTCGGCAAGGATGATGAGGATGAGATGGAGGCATTACTTGGGGGTGAGGCTTAATGGCGGAGAGAAGACCTGCGGGTTATCCGAAGCTGAAGAATTATAAGCCGTCGAGATTTATGCTTCCGACATCTCATTATGATAAAGCGAAGGCTGACAGGGCTGTGAAGTTCATCGAGAACCTGTGTCATACCAAAGGCAAATGGGCTGGCAAGCGGTTCTGGCTACTTCCCTGGCAGGAGCAGCTGATCCGTGACATCTTCGGGATTGTCAAACCTGACGGGTACCGGCAGTTCCGGACAGCCTTTGTGGAAATATGCAAGAAAGTAGGTAAGAGCGAATTGGCAGCAGCCGTCGCTCTTTATCTTTTGTATGCAGATAACGAACCGTCCGCTGAAGTCTATGGTGCTGCCGCTGACAGGCAGCAGGCCAGCATCGTATTTGATGTGGCAAGGCAGATGGTTGAGATGTCGCCGGCGCTTCTAAAGCGATCAAAGCTGATGACGGCAACAAAGAGAATAGTAAACTACGGAAATTCAGGATATTACCAGGTGCTCAGTGCAGAGGTCGGGGGTAAGCATGGATTTTCAGTCAGCGGATTGGTGTTTGATGAGATTCATACGCAGCCGAACAGGCAGCTGTATGACGTTCTGACAAAGGGATCATCGGATGCCAGACAGAATCCGCTGCATTTCATTATATAATTAATTTGTTCGTTTGTTACTTATGTCTTATCATTATAATGTTCGTCTGTCCCGTATGTCTCAAAAACAATCCGTCCGTCTGTCACGTATGTCTCCTAATAACGTATTGTTCCGCCTTTCATAATCTCTGAATGAGACAGCACTTTTGTTTCTTTTGTAGAAGGCTGGGGCGAGGCTTCAATGGTGAACGTTTGTCCGTTTTCGAGATTCAGTGTGGCCCGACGGAACGTGGGACCGCTGAGCTGATAGTAGGGTGTTCCGGGACAGACGGGATAGAAGCCGAGGG